TCTTCATCATCCTGTTTGTAGCCGAAAGGTACATGTCTTCCAACTCTGATGATAGGATACCACTCACCTTTTTCTCCCCTGAGTGGTACTTGCCAGTCTACTTTGTTTGGATAGGTAGCTTCTGAAGCCCTAGCCGTTTTAATCTTCGCCATCACTATCCTTAGACGGTAGGATAAACAGTGGCTCTGAGGCTTTTACTTCTACCTTCTCTGTCTTTGTAAATCCTGCTCTGTCTAAAAGATCTTTAGCTGCAAGCATCTTTTCTTTTACACCCAAGTCTGTTGGATCAGCCATTACACTATACATTGTGTAAGCAGCTTTTGTAGAAGACTGGGATATAAACTTCTTTGTTAGTTCTACGATCTCATCTGTTAAAGGAGCTACAACCTGTGCTGTAGCTACACCATCGGAGTACCCTGCAAGCTTTTTAGCTTTGACAGGATCTCCTTTGGCTTCATCAAAAAGAACGTCTAGGAACTTTTGTTGTTTATCTGTTAGCTGTCTCGCCATAGATTCTTTCTCTTATTTCAGATCTACCGATACCTAGATCCTTAAGCTCACGCTCAGAGAGATTTATCAAGGTCTGATAGTCTGCTCTTCGCTGTTGTGCTTGTTGAATAGCTTTAAGTACACGGTTACAATATTCTTTAAACATATAAAAATCTCCAGTTTGGTTTTGTGCAAGTTGGCTAAGAATACCAACTGGAGACTAGTTTTACACATATAGTTATAACATACTATAGATAATATTGCAACCCCGTTATGTCGGCTGGTAATACTCTGCACCCGACAGTATAATGTGAAAGTCAGAACTACTGTCTTCAAATCCTACAATCTTATCACCTGCAGCCAAGGCTAGGTATCCACCACCTTGTATTACTTCTTCTAGGCTATTTGCTGAGAGGCTATGCGCATCTACAAGAAAGTGATAGGTAGTTGTAGCTGCTTCATACCACTGAAGACTGTACTTCTTATTGTTTGTAGAACCATTTGATACATGTAAAAAAGTGATGAGTGCAACATGATTGTTAGGACATGTATACACAACATCACCACTAGCACCACCTGAGGTGGCAGATAAGTCTTTAGCTTTTGTAAAGTATTTAGCTGTAGCGGGGTTTGCCATTTACTTTTTCTTTTTCTTACCTGTGACCGCTTTTTTAACTTTAGTAGTCCAAGCTTCGTTCTGTGGAGTAGAGGGGTCATCCTTAATGTAATGACCCTTATCGTTTCTAGCTCGAACCTTCTCTGTGTTCTCAGCTAACCAAGCTTCTACTTCTGGATCTTTAGTAATCCATTCACCAAAACTTAGTTGACCGACAACATCTCCACGAGAATTTACTATTTGATCTTTTTCAAGTCCTTCAAATCTAAACATGATTAATAATTCCCTGATACACCAAACTTCTTCTTATGTTGGGCAATAGTTTCTTCTTTCAATCGAGTAGTATACTTTTTACCTTTCCACATAAAGGTAGGCTTACCAGCATTTCTATTACGTCTAAAAGCTTTACCAAAAGACTCATTAGTTACTGGACCTGAAGCTGCTCTAGGTGGAGCAGTTCTATCTGTCTTACCAGTCTTCTTAGGTCTAGGTGTAACCTTTGGTTTAAAACCTCTATCTGTCTTCTGCTTAGAAGTAGGTTTTATAGAACTCTTATCAATCTCTGGTCCACTCTCTAAGGGTGCTATCCTTGCAGCAGCAGGAGTGCCTCTAAGTTTTTTAGGAACAGGATTTGTTCTTCCTGGAACTCTTGTCAGAGGTGGTTTATTTCTAGTAGGTCTAGGTTTAGGTTTAGTTACTGTAGTAAGAGTATTAGGTTTTTTTATCTTCGCTGGAGCCTTTGTACCTACCTTAGGTTTAGCAGGTGTTTTTGGCTGATCTGCTTTTTTAGGAGTAGTACTTTTACGTGCTACAGGTGGGTCTTTACGAAGTTGAACATTCTTAGGAAGTTTATCTGCGTTTGGCTTTTTAAGAGGTAACTTTACATTTGGTGCTTTAGTTACAACATCAGGTGCTTTACTTACCTTAGCATTCTTAGGTAACTTAGTCTTAGGTATTCTCTTACCACCTTTTTTTATTAAAGCGTCTGCAATTCTTTTAGAGTTAGTTCCAAGAAATTTTCTACCTACTTGAACTATTATTGCGTATACTAATGGAGCAGCCATTTTACTTTCCTTTACTTGTAGGTATTTTTAGGTCTAGCAATACCAGTGCTAAGTTCATTAGAAGACTTAACCATACCACCTACGTTATACATGGCTACCTTACCGCCTTTAGCGTATGCTTTCTTTTTCATAGCACCACCTTTGGCATAACCCTTCTTCTTCATCATACCGCCTTTGTTCATCTTACCTTTACCATCAGCCGCATAGAAAGGAACCATATCCCCTTCTTTGTTCTTTACCATTTTAAGACCGCCTTTAGCATAGCCTTTTTTCTTCATACCGCCCTTAGCGTAACCCTTCTTCTTCATCATTGATACTCTTTATCCTCACTGTATAAATTGTTAAATACTCTTTGTGTATCCCAGACGTACTCTACGTCTTCTTTAGAGTTGTATATGTGTTGATTAGGTTTAAAGTCTGGAGCACCTTCTCCTGTTTCAAACCAAGCTGGGTGAGTTACTCTCACTCTGTTATTGGGTAACGCAACTATGTTACCAGTGTAATTACCAGCGTCTAACAACTCTAATACGTGAGACTGTTTGTGTTGGGCTGGATCGTCAGCGACTTCACTATCTGTGTAGTCTACTGTAAAATAATATTTAGCTGGATAGAACTCCCCATCTACTTTCGCTATCCACGGTGCTGGACTCGCTCTCTCCAGTTTGTAAACTGAGTGATAGTGCGACATACAATCCCAAGGCTGCGCCAAGTATGGTGGTAATTGTTGAGGCCATTCTTCCAACGGTGTATCTGCTACGAGTGCTACAAGAGGTAATCTAGCCCACATCGCACCGCCATGTATATTGGGGCTATCACTATCATCAGACTCACAGCCTGTAAAAATAACTTGAAAGCTGAGAGTCCTGTTTGGCATAGTAGTGACGCCAATGACCATGCAATGTAGGAACTCTCCATGATACTCTTCTAGATTTTTTGTGTATTCTTTTCTTACCCAAGCTTTGAAGTGAGGGATGCTACTTGTTAGATACGGCATTATGTTTCCTTCGCAACTCTGCTTTAGCCTGTCTAAATAATTTTGCTATAGCAGTTTTCCCCATAACCTTAGCACGTTGCTCTGCCACTGTCAAGATTTGGATCTTCCTTGCGTAGGGTTTCTTAATCCTTTTTACTTTTGCTATAGTAGTTTTCGCATCGGCTATCGTAGCAAACTTTATTGATACAGTATCTTTAGGGTTTTCATCTGTGTATAGTCTTCGACCAGATCCTTTAGGTTTTTTTCCTGTACCTACCTTAGGATCTTTAGCTTTAGCCATTACTTTTTCTTTCTTGTAAGACCACCCTTAGAGGCTCTAAAAGGTTTCGTCTTCTTTGCGATTTTCTTAGGTTGAGCCACATGCTGCTTACCTGCCTTAGTGCCTTGTCGTTTTGCTCTAGAAGTGGCTGCGTACTCACTAGCACTAAGAGACTTGATAGCCGCAGTAGGTAGGTAACGTTCACCAGTAGCTTTAGAACCTTGCGTAGATGGCTTACCACTTTTTGTGCGCCACTTTTGTTTTGTCCAATTCTTCAGAGACTTCTGTGGAGCCTTCATGATGTGTACCCACCGCCTTTGGCTTTGTACTGCTTGGCAACCATTTGCGCTTTTCTCGCTGACCATTGTCCAGGTTTGCCACCTTTTGAACCTGCTTTAATTCTTGCGACCAAGTTTTTACGCATAGTCGGTTTGGTGTAGTTACCAGCAGCATTGACTGTGCTACCCCCTTTAGAAAGTCTCTTTGGTTTACTAGCAGCTTTTTTTACTGGCATATTAAAACTTCCAAGTGTTGAAATAATACATAATACTATTTGGAGAAGACCCATGCTTCTGACAAGCTTCTCTCCAAGCTTCATACTTTTCTAAGGCTACCTTTCGTGCATCTTGAAACTCAGCATAAGCTTTATCTATTTCTCCGTAACGGAGTTCATGTAACTGTTGTTGCTTCTCTTGGATTTCTTTTTCTAGTTCTTCTTCTGTCATTTTATCTACCAATTAGAATTTAATTTTTGCGCCTACTGTAATATCACCAAAATCAAAATCAGCATCTGATGATACTTCTGTGTATGCTGTCATACCATTCCATACGTACTCAGCTTTCCAGTCTACTCCTGTAAAGATGTCACCATTGTTAATATCTAACACATCGACAGTTGTTTCAGCAGACAGTGAAGCACCGTATAGGTTTAGACCCATAGAAGGTGTAAAGTCCAACTCCCATGTTTCTGTTCCTGTTGTGTAGTTCATATCTGTTTCAGCAGATAGTGATAGACCGTAGCCTAAGTCCATCGCTGATGCAGACGTTGCCGTGGCTACAAGTGCAGCCGATAATAGCAATTTTTTCATTATATACTCCTATAAGTTTGTTCCGATTTTTACACAAGAAGGTACACCGTATATACGCTTCTGATGTAGTATAGCAATCATTTTCTTTGTTTCAACTTCACATTCATTGTAAGTATAAAACATTTGTTCATTCTTGGCAAATAGTACACATGAGTTTGCCATTGGCGTACTACACGCTAATACAATAGCTAACCACATTACCACTTAACCTTATGTGACCAGTATCTCGCACTTAGTTTACTTGGACTAGAGTCCTGTGCGTTATGTCTTGCATAGTAACTTTTCTTACGTGCTTTATCTTTTGCTGACTTAGGATTCTTACCTGCGCCACTTACACCTTGCTGACCAAAACGAATAAACTTGTAAGTGTTACCTTCCTTCGCCATCACACAGTGTGACTTGGTAGGATGGTTAGGAGTACGCTTGGGTTTGTTTACACCCTTCAGCCCTTCCTTCTTCATCTTAGTTTTTACTCGTTCAGGTATAGACATAGTTATTAAACCATCTTTCTACTAAGACCTGCAAAACCAGCAGCCATAGCACTTCTTGGACCTTTAGCACGTACAGGGGGTCTAGGCTTAACAGGTCTAGGTCTTGTCGCAGCTTTTGCCATATCTTTGTTTTTCTGTTTAATTCCCACAGTAGGTTTTGTAATTCCTTTTGCTTTAATGCTCTGATTACGTTTAACTGGTTTTGCAGTAGACGCTACAGTAGTCTTAGGTCTTACACTAGGTCTTGTTGCAGCTTTTGCCATATCTTTGTTTCGCTGTCTAATTCCTACATTGGGTTTAGGTTTAGTTGGTCTTTTACCTTTAATAACTTTTCCTGCTTTTAACGCTGCTGCTACATTGAGCTTCGAAGGTACACCACGATTTCTTGTGGCTGCTCCTCTAGGTCTTCGTCTTACTCTTGACATAGTTTATTCCTTTAGTTGATAAGTTCAAAGTGTGGTCCATCCATGAATGGCCTACGACCCTGAGATCTACGTAGGTCAATGTAAGCATTCATAGCTTCTTCCATTGTACCTTCCCAGTTTCTTATATCCATTGGGTAAGGCATTTCTGGTGTACCCCATGCGGCTCCCCAACAGATAGGTATTCCTAGCTGTGTAGCTGCTTCTTTCATAGCATCAGCTATATCATCATAAACATTTAGTTCCCAGCAAGCACGTCCATTAACGTATGCCATAAGGTCTACAGCTTTACCCTCTAGGTGTTTAGACTTCATTGTTTGGCTGGCCCCAGAAGCTACCAACTCCTTCTGCTGTTCAACCGTTCTTAAACCTTGGATCACTCCGAAATCAATTTTATCGCTCAGAGTAATAGCCATCTTGACCACTGCCTGTAGACTTTCATCTACACCTTCTAGTTTATCTAAGCTACGTCTACTTAATTTAAATGCCATTACTTCTTCCTATTGTCTACAGTGGATAGTACCATACCGCCTTTGCGATAGTCCATACTTCCTGTTCGTTTCTTTGAGCTATACCCACCTTTACTTTGTTTTGTAGGTTTCTTTCTTTTATCCTGTATGTACTCTTTATATAACTCAGGAAAAGATTCTTTTGCTTTCTTAAAATTCTTTTCAGCTATCAAGTCATCAAAGGCACGTTGAGATGGAGAACCAAACCCTATAGAAAGTAAAAAAGTTTGTACAGCACTCTTAGGTTTTTTATCTTTCTTTGCCATGACTACTTCCCAAAAAACTTTGTTGCTGACCTTACAGCGAAGCTACTTGCTACGATTACACCTAAGGTATAGCTATACCACTGGGGCATCTGCTCCAAAGCAGCAAAGCCATTGGCTACTGCTTGGTCTGCCCATTCAAAAGGTAGAAATGCAAGGATGAGAGGTATTGAAAAAAGTATAACTAGGTATTCGTCCTTCCACGAGTTCTGAGTACCCTGTGCCATAATCTTTTCCCAGTCACTCTCACTGGTTGCACGAGACAACATAATTTGCGCCTCAGCTTCAGCCTTTGCAACCTTTGCTTTAGTCTCTGCAGCTTTTGTTTCAACTTTTCCATTTAACCATGTTCCTGCTAAGTTTGCTATTGGTCCTACTAACTGTCCTATCATTTCTTAGCTCCTATTGCATTGAAACCGAAGTATGCACCTACTAGTGCTGATACTGATACAACGTAGATGTTAGCTATGTCTGCTATTAGCATAGCTGCTGTTTCCATTCCGATTAATGAACAGAGTAGTATTGCTGCAGGATATAGAACCATACCAGATAAAGCAAACCAAGTCATGTTGCGCTGGGCATCACGCTTGGCATCTTCATCTTCCATACGTCTACGTCTATCCTCTAGATAGATCTCTCGCTCTTCTGCGTCCAGTTTACCATTCTTATCTAAGTCGTATTCATCTACCATTATTCCCAGTCTCTCTTTCTGTCAGGGTCTAACACATCGTACCTACTTAGCATTCCCTCTAGGTACATACTTCTTTCCATTCTATCAAGAGATACCCATTCGCCTGAATGCTGGTGGTATGCCTTTCTAGCGTAGAAGACTGAACTGTGAGGGATGTGAACTCTTCGTAGAACTCTTTCATTACCATTAGCTAAAGCTCGATAGAACTCTTCTAGAACTTTATCTGACTGGTAGTATTTTACTTTTCTTGCCATTGGAATAATTCAATGCACCACTAGTTGTATCTAATAGCTTGCATCTGTCAATAGATAAATGCAGAACTAAAATTATTATTTTACTTTAGATGAGATATACTATTAATACTGTTAGTATTAACTAGTAGTCTATAAGTATTATAAGTATAAAAAGAAATAAGACTACTAGTATTACTAACGATTATACTCATAAGTAGTACTTATTAGTAATACTAACAGTATAATTATAGTAGATACCCGCCCTTCTGTCAAGCTTTATGTTTGTAACAAAGTGTTACAGTATGTTACATACTATCTGCACCCCGGACTCTCCCAGGAACTACCCGGGTAAGAGTGTAAACTTGTATATACACAAGTGGTTAACAAACTGAAATTCCTAATCTCTGTCATTCTGTGTATACATATACGTACACCCCCGCCCCGGCCCACGCCCGCCTGGAACAAAACGTGAACATTTGGTAGAACAAAAAGAGAACAAAAACAATAAGTTAAAAACAGGTAGTTTAACCTTAAACAATTCTATTGGAAAAGTAGTTTAACGTTAAACTATCTGTAAAACTTTTAGTTTACCATTAAACAAAAACGTTTAACGCTAAGTTATTTCATTTTGTGATCACAAATAGCAAAAGCAACTACAAAACTTTAAGTATTCACCTTATTGAATATGTAATATGTGATCACAAACAGTAAAAAGAACAAACGGGGAACAGCCGGGGAAAAAGAACATTAGAAGAACAAAAGGTGAAATAGCTCTGAGACTGATTTTAAGCCGTTTTGAGAGGGGTTTTAGCATTTGGTAACCCTAGGTATATAAAAGAGCCTTAACCCTAAAAATCGTTTCAAGTGTGCCAAAGTGTCACAGTTAGTAAAAAAATTTAGTATTACCTCTTGAAATAGTTTTTATAATTATAATGTATTAACCAAACGCAACCAAAAGGATTTTACATTATGGAAAAAATGACAGTAAAAAATGCTATTGAGCAATCAGGCAAGGTATCATTAGGCAATACTAAAATGCCAAGTACAACTTTTGCTATTAGTGCTAAGGCTTGCAAAGTAGGTGCTAAGCTTGCCAAAATAGAGAATAGTACTTGTTCAAGGTGCTATGCTCTTAAGCTTCAAAACCTAAGGCCTTCAGTAGATAAGGGGTGGACTAACAATTTGCTTAAAGCTGAAAAGCTAATTGCAGATAATCCTATGTTATGGGCAAAGCAAATGAAATTCCAAATAGAACGGGGTTGTAAAAAACTAGGGGTTTATTTTCATAGGTGGTTTGATAGTGGCGATTTACAGTCTATTGAAATGTTACACGCTATCGTTTTAACAGCTCAATTAACGCCACAAATTAAGCATTGGTTACCGACTAGGGAAGCAAAGATTGTTAAAGACTATAGGAAGCAATACGGCTTAGAGCCTAGCAACCTAGTGATTAGGGTAAGTGCTACCATGATAGGTGACAAGCCTATAACAGGCCATAAGAACACGTCCACAGTACATAGAAAAGGCGAAACGATACATGGCAAAGAATGCTTAGCGTATCGCACTAATAAAGACTTTGAAGTAATAGCTGAAAAAGTCTTTAAGAATATGACTAGAGATCAAAAGCGTGAACAAGACTTTGGACATTGTGGCAATTGTCGGGCTTGTTGGTCTAATGATGTAGAAAATATTTCTTATCCCTTACACTAGGGATAGGACTAACTAGAGGTAAGTATATGTATTTATTAGAGACTTTTTTAATCACATTTATTTTAATGGTGGTACTTGTAATTCTAATTTTAATGCTTATGTACTTATTAGAACACTAACACAATTTGCACATGAAAGGATATAACATGGCAGCACGTTTTGAAATCGAATTTACTAAACCAGAAGTAGAAGAAATTCACACTTTGGTTGATACTCAAATTTTTGAATACATGATAGAACAAGATCAAGATGATCATATACTTTTATCTATTCGAAATAAACTTAACAATGTCTTAGATGACTATCAAAACGAGGGGTTAGAATAATGACACATCAAAACAAATACGTAATCAGTCTATACGACTATACAGGCGAAGCTTTAAGGCCTTGGGCTAAGGCAGGTTATAAATGCATGGCCTACGATATACAGCACAGCAAAAACCCTGTGACCATAGACTACACTAGCAACGGTGAAATATTTGGTAGCGGTGGGAGTATCACCTATTGCAAAGCTGACTTGCACGACAAAGCAACACTTGATCATTTACTGACAGTGTACAGGCGCAAGCAAGTTGTATTTGGTATGGCATTTCCTGTCTGTACTGACCTTGCAGTAAGTGGGGCTGCTCACTTTAAGCGCAAGGCTAAGGTTAATCCTAAATTCCAATGGGAAGCGACAAGACACGCTGTCAGGTGTTCTTATCTCTTTGAAGACTTAGAGATACCCTACTTTATAGAAAACCCTGTAAGCGTACTATCGACACTATGGCGCAAACCAAACCATAGCTTCCACCCTTGGCACTATGGCGGCTACATATCAGACGATGAAGCGGAGCATCCCAAATGGCCTGAATACATAGCACCCAAAGACGCTTACCCTAAAAAGACTTGCCTTTGGACAGGTGGTAATTTCCGTATGCCAATAAAGCTACCAGTCAAACCTGAGGACGGACACAGTAGGCAACACCTCAAACTAGGTGGTAAGTCTATGAAGACAAAGAACATACGTAGCGCAACGCCTAGAGGTTTTGCCAAGGCTGTATGGCAAGCGAATGATCCTGTCATATGGCGATACTCAAACCTAGTAGCATGAAAGGATAGTGACTAATGGCAGAACCAAACCTAATAGAATTAGCAGCAGAAATTGCTGACTACATGGTAGTCCAAGAGCATAAAAGAAACTATGAAATTTTTGATGAAAATGGTGACATAGTTTATACCGATGCTGCACAAAAAACATTCAACGAGAGATACGATTTTATCTTAAACAAATTAGAAGAAGGATTGAAGAAATGAGACAAGAAGAAGACACAATAGAAGAATGCTTAGAGATGATCGAGTACTACAAGAAAGAACGTGCTGATATTCTCAGACAGTATGGTACTGGTATGCGTCCATCGTTTGTGTCAGCCGACATAGCTAGTGCTGATATGGGAATGGCTAGGTGGCGTGAAGCTGCTGAGGAACTAGGACATAAATTTGAGGACTGAAAAAAAATTGGTACTAGGGGTTGTAATACAATTTGTAGTACCCACATAACACTCAGACATAACAGAAAGGTAAAATAAAATGACTGAATTTACTAAATCACAATTAGATACTTTACGTAAGCAAATGCAGAACGCACTCAAGATGTTTGGTGATAAAGCAGACATAACTTTTGATGTAGGCAATTGCAGATACTCAGGTGGTCAGGCCACGTTTCAAGTCAAGTGCTTACTCAAAGGTGCTAAGACTAAGGAACAGCAAGACTTAGAATGGGCTGCTAACTTGCATGGTATCGATACGACTATCATTGCCAAGCTGCAAGGTGAAGACATGAGTATTACTGGCTACAAAACTAGGTCTAGGAAAAAGCCTTGGATACTACAGCGACTACGTGACGGTGCTGAGTTTGTAGCAGGTGACAACCTAGTGAAACAATTCTACAAGAAAAGAGAAGAGATAAGAGATCAACCTATCAACGTATCGAAAGCACAGTAAGGAGATAACACAATGAGAAAGATATGGCGTTTAGACAATAGTATCTTGGACAAAGAGAACCAAACCTATAAGCATATGTACGATGTGTTCTACACGTCCAAGAAGAAAGCAATCAAGGAAGCTGAGGATATCATTAAGTACTTAGACTTCGACACACCAAAGGTAAGAGATCGTGACGGTAGTGTGACTGTAACACCTACTAACAGCATGAGCCGATACATTTGGATAACATCAAAAGAATTAAACTAGGAGTAACGAATATGCAAAATGCTGTAACTAAAAATCAATCACTTGGCTTCACTGATAATCAGTGGGGTCAACTGATCGAAGCTAACGGACTGCTACTCATGTGGTTCATCGAGTGGAACAATCGAGACTGGCACAAGATACCTGATGCTAATATCTTGGAGTTCTTTGCTCGCAAGTATCAACAGTCGGCAGGGTGTGAGCCTTGGCCTATGGGTGGCAAGGTGTCACTCGATGGTAAGTATGTTTCCAAAGATGATGATGACCTTGAGCCATACTTCATGATCGATACGCCTGATGGTGT